CCGTCAACACCGTCTAAATCAACTATACATGGCGCAGCGATTTTAGGACTTGCTCCGTGTTTCTCACAGACATACCCTGGCAAACAGGCGGATCCGAAAGGATTATCCACAATGATACAGCTAGGCAACATATCAGATACACGAGTGGCAAGATGTTTTCGAGCTTTTCCATTCAGATCACACTCTAAGCAGGGCGACACATAACACTGCACACTACCAGTCGCTCTTGTTAATCGATTTCTAAACCTTCGTACTACTCTGTCAAACTTATGCAAAAATTGACGGTTCTTTCTGATTACTTTCTTACTAGCAGAACTTGCCGTTTCGCCATGCAGCACCTCATACTTCCCGCACCTACCGTTACGCATACATGGCGAGTTAATTAAATGTACTCGTATGACCTTGGCTTTACGGCTCGCCAAAAGCTCGTCAGCGCATTTACATTCTGAACCAAAGGTTTGCTCGAGCCAGCCAGTAGTAATCGTATCCTGCCCACGCCAGGTGCGTTTAAGAGCTTTGCAATCGGTAGTTGGGTGGCAGAGGGATAAGTAACTAGGTGCTTGAGCTTGTGCAGTAGCCATAAGTGCTAACAACACAATCAAAAGTTTCATTTGTCTAAAACCTTATCGAGCTTTTTATCGATCCGGTCCATTTGAGTTTTGATATAGTTAAGTTCAGTTTGAATGATCTGCACTTCCATCGTAACTCGATACTTGGACTCTTCCAGCTCTTTCAATGAGTTTTTTACACTGCGGTAATCCATGCCAACAATGGATATGACAATGCCAATCACTGCTTTAACAGCGATATCCAACCAGGTCTTTACTTGGGTAAAATCTTGCTCCGTCAATGCACCCGGCCTCCACCATAAGCATCAATCACCAATAATTGCGCTTCCGGAGTGTCCTTCATCAGTTCCATGAACTGCAAAAAAGCAGAACGACTTGCAAGGACAGCAGAATCAGGACCGACTTTACCGTATTGCATACCCAATAGAATACAACCTTCTGTATCCCTATGAGTATTGCCAGCGTGGATTAGAATATGTTCTCGATTAGGAACGTCTAAGACCTTGTATACGGCTCCAAAGCGAGGCGACTTATGCCGCACGATTTTATAACGGCCAATCGGAATGCAGGACACTTTGGTTTCATTGTCTCGCCAAGCGTCCTCTACGGTGACAAACTCAGGTGCTTCATTGATACAAAGCACACCAAACGTAGCGCCGGCATGCTCTGTAACTCGAATCAACCTGAGCGTTTTCACTTTGGTGGCTCGGGAAAGACGATCAGTTTAGGGTCTTCGTTCTGCGCCATCATGTCACGTAACGATTGGCGATAAACTGCCCAATCCCATTTGTTTGCAAGGTCTACGTCGGGTAGTTGCGTCCAGTCTGAGGCTGCTAGTTGTAGGTTGCGGTAGTTTCTTACAACCAAAACAATATAATCTTCGCTTACTGTTTCAATTGTATAAGGCAAAATTAAATCTTCAATTTTCATCTTAAACGCTCCTGTAAACTAACATTCCACGGCTTACTGCATTCGGTGCGGCTGTGACAATCCAACCTGTAGCTCCTAGTGCGTCATGCAAAATAGTTACTTCTCTACCAGAAACAACGTAACTTTGTGCTACTTTTACAGATCCTCCACTTAAGTTTAACATTGTATTTTGAACGTAAATTGTCCCTGTGTCGGCGATTTCTGTCGGAGCATCGTACAAAATGGTGTTGTTGCTGACTGTAATTGCAAAAGTAAAGTTGTAAATAATAGTAACGACTTTCCCTTGTTTTCTAAATCTTGCAATTGGATAAGCAGGAGTAGTTAAAGTAGCTGTTCCACTTCTCAAATTTGGCGCAAATGTTAGCCATCCACCAGGATCGTTAGTAATCCTAAAATTAGTGCCATCGTAGACAAGTTCCATTAACGCAGCAGCTACCCATGTTCCAAGTGTAGGATTTGTAGAATCCTCGTTATTTACAATGTTCTTTGCGCCAATACCGTTAATGTTAATTGTTGCAGCGGTAGCGACTGAACCAGTAGATCCTAGTCCTGCACCAATTATCATACGAAACTTCTGACCAGCTTTGTACGCTGTAATTGCCGGAGTAGCTGAAGCTGTTTGAGCTGTAGCGGTTCCTGCTGTAGTGCCTAGCCAAATATAATCGCCGTCTTGTACTTGGCTTACCGCAGCATAGTTGTTACGTGCAGTCGCAGTAGCTACGTTGGTATGCTTGAACCCACCCATCGGCAAGTCAGCAGTTGCAGCGTTTTGCCCGTCTTTAGTAAGACAAGTATTGATACCGGTTGCAAAATCGTTGTCTTGCGTATCGTGCCGTCCTGCCTCGATGCCGATACCAACGGAGGCATCTCCGACCCAACCACCGCTTACGTTGTTGCCTTTGGTATAGGTTCCACCACTCCAACTCATATTATGCCTCTAGTTGATTAAGCTTTTTAATTACTCGTTTTACGTACTCTTCTGTCTCAGTAGGTACAGAATTGTATTTCAATATGTTTTGCCAGGTAGGTTTTTGTCCCTTCTTCTCCACCTTAGCGACGGCTTTTGCCATGTTGCCTGGTCCCCAATTGTAAGCTGCAAGAGCTACTTTCATATCAGGGAACTGCTTCTTCATTTGATTGTAATAGCGAGTACCACCATCAATATTCTTCACTGGATCTAGTGGGTCTACGCCTAAATCTTTAGCGGTCCCTGGCATCAGTTGCATCAAACCAAGCGCACCAACTTCGCTTTTAGCTTTTGGATTGCCTTTAGACTCAGTATCAATAATTGCTCTGATTATAGGTGGCTGTTCAGCAATCAATGCGCTGATGTTTTGCTTTGTAGGAGTTTTGACAACGGTATTAGACGCTGGCGCACTGCCTTTGAGTGTTTCAATTTCAGCTCGAAGCGATTCAATTTGTCGATCTACGTCACTAACTTCCGTAGTAGCTTCTGTAGCTTCTGGGAACATTGCCTGAATTTCTGGCCTTTGAGCAGCGCCAGCTTGGATCCCCAGACGACCCAGCGCAGAGGCAATAGCTTCTGGTTGTTGCAAAGCTCTACCAATCACATCACGACTGGCTTTACTTCCTAACGCCGCTCCAAGAGCACTAACAGCTGCTGCACCTACTGGGCCAAGCAAAGGAATTGCACCAGCACCGAATGCACCACCCGTTGTAAAAGCTATTTTGCCTAATCGATTAAATAATTTTGAAGCTACATCACTTTCAGCCGCAATACCTTTTTCAAGAATTGGCCGTGCAAGAAGAATGCTTTGCACTTCTTTGTTAATTGTTTTTGCTTCTGGCACGTATTTTTCAATTTCGGATTGTAACGCATGATAGACATCACGGTTGAACATGGCTTCTGTTGATTCGCCTTTTGGATCGTATTTCTTACCGTATGCTTTCTTTTGCTCTTGCAAATAGCTTAATGCTCCTTTGCCACGCTGTTGAAGAAGCGATTTAATCTCTGCAATCTTTTTAAGGTAAGTATCTTGCTCGTCTACAGTGTAGCCAGTACCCTTTTGTATTTTCCTAACTATATCAACAAACTGAGGCGTTTTAACTTTGACGCCAGCCGATTCAACTTGAGCAATTCTATCATCAAGTTGATTCTCCAATTTCACAACCGAATTTTGAGCGTTTACATACGCCTTAGTTGGATCAATCGTGTCGCCTAAATATCCTTTCTCAAGGACGTTATCCAATCCCTTCTGCGTTAAACTTTGAGCACCGGACGTTGGATCAATATCAATTTGCCGTTTGCCAACAGTCTTTTTGTAATCGGCTTGTGATGCGCCAATAGCACTGCGCCGAGCAGCTTTGCCAAAATCACTAAGTTTCGGCGCAAGAGCACTTGTTAGTTCTGCTCCAGCTCCTAGTCCACCGCCAAGTAAAGCAGCAGGACCAGCAATCTCTTGTACCTTTGCTAATCGTTCTTCAATTGTTCCAGGTTGAGATAAAAAGGTTTCTAATCCAGCAGCACCAGCAGCAGTGCCACCAGCTTTAGCAACATTTGCACCTCTCACCGCTAACGCTTCAGCCAATCCAGCCGCAGGTGCTACTTTTGCAGGAGTAAACAAGCGTCCAACAGGCGATAACAAGGCTCCACCGAGTTCTGGACCAGTCATGCCTAAAACTAATTGATTAGCTTCTAGGTCTTTTTGTTTTACATACTCTTTAAGTATGTCCTGGCGCTGTGTTTCTTGGGCAAATTGCTCAACAGGAGAGCGACCAAACAACAATGCTTTGCCCGCTTCCGCAGCAGCTTCAATCTTTGGAAATGTGCCAAGGCTATAAGCCTCTTGTGTGAGCAGCTTGCGACCATAAGCATCAGCGATAGCTTGCTCTAGCGGCGACCTAGTTCTCATTTCAGCAACGCCAAGTTCAAGCGCTGTAGGAGGTCTAGTAGGTTGCCCTGCTATACTCATTAATTGCCCTGGTGCGGGAGCCGTTGGTGCTGGCGTCATTACTGCTTCAGGCAACGCTCGCAAACGATCTATTTCAGCTCTTACCGAAGCTATTTCAGCATCAATATCAGCCATTACTTTACACCTCTTGCGGCTTTAAGCTGTGCAAGTTGGTCTTGCAATTCTCTTAATGTTTGTAATTTTTGAGCTTCTGGATCTGCATATTTAGGCGCTCGCATAATTGTATCCGGTGTTGGCACCTCATACTGTTGAGCAACGCTTCCAGCAGTTGCATTGTATTTTTTACCCGCAACACTGTGAATGTTACGAATAAAATCAACGGTATCGTTTATGGCTTTTTTACTAATTTGAGGATCGCCAAACAGGTTTGATTTAATCTTTGTTTCCCATCGGGTAAACAACGGATCAACTTGACTATACAATTCTTGCTCCCCTAGCGTTACCTGGCTTGGGTCAATCGTCTTTTGAGCCATTGCAATAAGTTTTTGAATGTCTCCAATAGGAGGTTTTTCCTTTTTTGCAATGTTTTCAGCGGTCTTTAAGATGCTATCAATTCGTTCATATTCTTTTGCAATGGCGGTATCTGCAAGTTCTTTACCAGCTTCACGAGTGATGCGTTTTTTATCTTTAGTTTGTTCTGCTTCAAACCGTCTGTTTTGAGTCCAAAGCTCAAGATCACGCTGTTGCCGGACAATACGATTTTGTTTTTGTTCGTATTCTTTTGGCGACAATAATGTTGCGTCAGACTCAGTTAGTTGCTCTACCTGCGGAGGAGTTGCAGCAGTCAAAGTGTCAACTGATGCCTCTGGAAGTTTTGCTGTAGCTGGCAACGGCGTAGTAACTTCCGCTAACGTTTCCGCAGCAGTTGGTGCAGCGCTAGGCTTTGCTTCAGTTACACCTTTTTGTAGGAACTGTCGTTGAAACTCTGCGGGACTAACTAATCCACCTTGAAGGGCAGCCAACATCATTTTGCTAGGTGCTTCAGCTTCAGCTTCCGCTTGCTTCTGTTGTCGTAAGGCTTGCACTAATCTTTCTTGCCCAAGCAATTGAGTGTTTAAGCCAAGCAATTTACTTTGCATAAGAGCATCAGGAGTGCTTTCTATAATTCCCAATCGCTCTTGTGGTGTTGCAGCTCCTAAAAGGGAAGTTCCTAATCGAGCAGCTTGTAATGATTGATCGGCGGCCTGTTGTCTCGCTTGATACCCAAGCAATGAGGATATCAACGTTCCACCTAAAGCAATGCCTATAGCTTGACCAGTGCTTCCATAAGGATTAATAAGATTAGGTGTCGCAGAAGCTATAGTACTTGCAGCTGTACCGTATGGTGTTTCATACGGACTATATTGCAGTCCACTCAGTGCGCTATATAAGTCTTCTCCAGCCATATTAGCTTCCTACTTTTCTGCCTAAATTTTGACCAAATCCTTGCCCAAATCCAGCAGCTAGACCTTGAGCACCAGCAGCCCATGGATTTACCTGCGGTTGTTGGTTGTATCCTTGGCCTAACGTACCCAACAAATACTGTCCGTAGTAGTCAGGTTGCTGTCCTCCACCGCCACCACCACGAGGAGTCTTAGCTATTTGCTCAAGAGCGTATTTTTGCTGTTGTGCAGCTAGTGCTTTTTGTTGCTCAAATTGTTGCTGTTGTGTCTGTCCAGCAAACCTTTGCTGTTGACTTTGCATATACGGATCAAGAAATCCGCTAGCAATTTGTTGGGGCAATAAAGCTGTACCAGTGGCCTGTCCGTACATCTGCTGTTGTACGCCTTGTGCTGCGTTCTCAGCCGCACTTAAAGCCTCTTGTCGAGCGAGGTCTTGCCGTTCAGTCACTTGTTTTCTAAGAGCCCTAGCAGCTTCTCCACCTGGGTCTAATCCACGCTCTGCAATTGACCGCTCTAGTTCTTGAGTCTGTCTACCAAACTCTTCGACGTTGCGACGCTCAAACTGTCCCAACACGTTCTGTCGGGCTCGTTCCATCTCTTGCGAATACACAGGCTCATATTGAGACTGGAAAGTACGAGGATCAAACTGTTTGGCGTAACCAGACATTTGCTCAAATACATCACCACCGGCTTGCACTACTCGTTCTTCTTGAGACGGTTGAGGTGGAGCTGTTTCAACACTCTTAGCTACATAGCCAGACTTTTTAATTTGTCCTTTCAATCTTTTAATTTCTGGATCGTTAGGTCGTACACGCTCAAGATATTTGACACGAGTACTGGCACGAGCAGCATCAAAGGGTGCTGGCGTTTTAACACTAGGATCCTTAGTCAATGCGCCTTTGGTTGTTTTCTTTTGTGCCATAACTATACCTGCCCACCCATATCGAATCGTATTTCAAAGCCTAGTATTTGCAAAGTTGAGTTTTTAATAGACCCGCCAAATCGAACCGCCGCACAGTGGCCTTGGCCTTTTACCGCAAATCGGTCAAATACATACTCTACATCTGCCGACCAAGGACTACCCCAAGGCGTATAGGTGGGAGACCCACCAGTGCTACCCCACGGAGTAAACGTGCCACTCGGTGTAACTACGCTTGTAATTGTTTGGGCTCGCTTAAAGTCAGTATCAAGTCCCAAAGACAAAGTGATGCCACGTTTGGTACGCATTAAGGGTCGAATGTCTTTGAACGCTTTGTAGTTGCCACGGGAATTGTAAAAGCTAAAAGCAGACCTGCCAGCAAAAGCAATGCTTTGACTGGTGGTGGAGGTAATGGCATCAGCTTGACCTGTTTCGCCTTTCCACACGATGCCTAAAGAAGAACAATAAAAAGGTAAGTCTTGAAATATACAGCTAGACAAAGCGTGGTTATCGTCAAAAAGCTGAAAGACCGTCCAGCCTTTTGTATCAATACTGTAAACTAGAAACTTACAACCACTACCACTGACTGGCACAGAAATATAAATACGTCGGCCTTGTGGCCAAAAGAAGCCAGTCCATTCATGGTCAAATGGAGTAGTAAGAGCATAATCCGTAATGAGAGGATTGATTTTAGCACTTACAATATTTAATGCCGCTTCTGGATCCGATTGTAACAACCCTGACAGTGGCACTAATCCTTGGGCAGTAATTACCCAAACATCATTGTTGTAACGAATAAACGCACGATATCCAAGTGGCTTGCCTATGTAGTATCGTGCAGTAAGACCCCACGTAGACGGGTCTCCAGCATAGTTACCGCTATAAAAAACCACCTCGCCTTCTGAGCTACAAGCATAAAAGTAATCTTGTGCTGCTACATTGTTAGTTTGGCTAAAACTACCAATACCGACGAGAAAACCACCACGATTAAATACATACTGAAAATCAAATGATGTAAGAGCTGGCGTTGCTGCTGTTCCAGTGACCTGTAATCCACCATACCAAACCTTTGAACTACTAGCCTGAACAAAATACAATCGTTCTTTGTGAGCCGTAACGTTTATCAAAGTCGTTAAAGTCGGCCCGGTGAATGTAATCGCACTGACATTGCCAGTGCCGGTATAGACAAGTGGCGTGTCTACTCCGTTGCACAAATACAGATTATTTGCATATGTAACCGACTGCCAATCACCACTCGTAATAACAGCAGCTCCGGTAATATCCGATACAGTACCAGAGGAATTGATTGAATAAAGTTTAGAAGCTGTGCCTACGATTAGTTGACTACTTCCATTGGCTAAATTCAAAGACTGAGCAAACTTAATTGCTGCTGATGATAATGTATCTGCAAATTGAGTGTATCCAAGCCTTACTGTCGGCGCACCAGCTCCAGGAAATACGTTTACAAGTTCCAGTGCATAAGCTGGATCCATGTTGTCTATTGGACTTACTAGATCCAACCCACCATATGGTGGTGACATTGTATAGCCTTCAAAAGCCATTATTATCCTTGTCGGCTCTGATACATTGACGGATTAAACTGCGGCGCTGGTTGCATTTGTTGTGCTTGCTGTGCTTGCTGCAATTGATTTATGTATTGCTGGATCTGCTCGCCAGACATCCTAGACAGCTGGCTTAAGTCTAGCTGCTGTTGTTGTGGAGCACTCATACCTGGATTCTGCGGCATTTGAGCTGGTTGATTCATCCAAGGCTTTTGCATATCAAGTGGTGCCGGCCCTTTTGGTGTAAAGGAACTGCCAGTACCTTGAGCTATGCCAGCCATTGCATCACGCATAGAGTTTTCAAATCCAGGTGGTACTTGTCCAACTTGAGTTTGAGTCAAAGGTGGCGCCATCTGTGGTCTTGCTTGCGGCAAAGTTGCAGAGGGACGCTGTGAAGGTTGCGACATTGGCTGTTGCAAACTGCGTACAAGCTGACCCGATGGAGCACGATAAACACCAGGGCTTACACGCATAGCAGATGGTGGTGGTGACGTATATTTTCCAGTACGCTCATCAAAATTAGGCGACCCACCAGCGTATACTCGC